TTTTGATAGAAATACTTGGCATAGTAAATACTATACTAGATAAGTTTTTCTAATACTTAGGGGCGAAAGCCCTTAAGTATATAAGTTTTCTTTCATTATACCACAATGTACTATGAACGATACAAATAAATTATTAAAAATATCAATTGCATTAGCAATAGTAAATATAGTTCTACAAATATTTTTATAGGAGATTAAAAATGAGTAAAAAAAGATTAAAAGTAAATTTTAATAAAGGTGGAAATGGTGGAGTTAGTGCAAAACTAACTCTTCCAATAACAATGGTTAGAGAATTAGGAATCGATGAAGAAAATAAGTTCATTGATGTAGTTTGTGAAGATGGCAAAATAACAATTGTTAAATCGGAAACTCAAGAATAGTATAAATATATTATAATAATATGAAAAAATACATTAGAATATATAGTGTTTATTTTTATACGTTTTGTAGTATAATAAAAATATAGAAATAAAAAAGAGAAATTATAATCTAATGGAACAGAGTATGATTTCTATAAATACATGTTTTTATTTATTAGAATCACTCTTATTGCCAGTAAGAGTGATTTTTAATTTATCATAAATAAATGCTCCGATGATGCTAATGATTATAGCATCAGAGTTATTTAATAATAACTTTAAAATTTCCATACTTACACCTCCTTTCTTTCGTGAAAGTAGGTGTTTTTTCTTTTGTATAGAAATCATCACTCTTAGATTATAATTTCTCTAAAAATATTATAACATAAAACCATTTACTAAAATAAAATAAATTGTTAACAGTCTTACTAAGCACGTTATTTTCATAAATTAATAAATGAAAAATAAATCTAAACACATACATTATTTTCATAAATTAATAAATGAAAAATAAATCTAAACACATATTTATTAATTTATGAACAAAAAAATTGATTTCACAAAGACATAAAAGTATTAGTTTTATGCCATATAGTATTTTCAATACTTTAATAGATTTGAGTCAGTTTAAAAAACTGACTCCACAGAAAAATAACACTTATTAACAGAATTAATATAGTTATCAACATAAAAATAAATTTATCAACAGACTTATACACAATAAATTTAAATATAAAAAAAGATATAGAATAGCTCCATATCTTAAAAAATAAGTTTAAAACTCAATGGATTATGTTATAATATAATCATAAAAGGAACTTCAATCTATTGGCTGTAGAGTGATGTTTCCAAAAACTTAGTTCTTGAATTGTTTAAACTTAATATCTATGTGTTTAGATTTAAGTTTAAATTCTATACCACTCTTGCTGGCGTTAGAGTGGTTTTTTGTTATTAAAAATAATATATATCCAGCAATAACGCTAGATATTATATCTTCAATATTTATCTTTAGTTCCATACTTTCACCCCCTTTCTTTTGTGAAAGTAGGCTTTTTGATGTATGGAAACACCACTCTATAGATTAAAGTTCCTATAGGGATTATAGCATAATAATATTATAAGCAACAATTGTTTTGTTGATTAAAACTCTTTCAATATACTAAAATATTGTTAAGAAACCATAATCTATTTAGGTTTCAGTTTCTATTTTAACCATATTCATTTTTCGCATAGAGAAAGAAGGTAGCAACCTGCTACCTTCTTTTTATCATAAGCTATGTTTTTGGAATAAGGAATATATACGCCTTGATAAAAAAGATATAGGATTTAATAAATTTAAATATAAAAAATAACTAGAGCATATAGCACTAAAAACTAAAATCATTACATTTATATATAAAATAAAAAAGCCCTCATGGGCTAGTGTTGTGGAACCATAATAACGGCTACCAAAAGAGACAGCTTATATACTTATAGATGATACATTATTATGGGTTTACCCTATAACTAAATTTAATTATATCATAATTTATTGAATGATAAACATATTTTTATCTTGCAATTAAATATGCGTCCTTATAACCTTTTTATATTAATTCTAAATAATCTGTACTTACATATCCTAGCCCTTTATTACCGTTATATCCTTCAATACTTATCCATCCATTTAGGCAATAATTAAGTTTAACTATATCGCCTTTATTTAATTTATCTATTGCATTATATTGAGTTCCTCGGTCATATCTAACATTTAAAACATTTGCTGTTACTCTTGCTCTTCTTCCAATATAACTTCCATTTTTAAATCCTTCTGATTTTAATTCAAATAAAGAAGGTAATTCTTGATTTAATATCCCTTCTGCTATTTTTCTTGCGATTAAATCTTTCTCGTGAGCTTCATCCCCTCTTTGATAATCTTCTTTACTATCACAGAAGAAACACTCTACAAGAATAGATACAGGGTCAGTTTGAGTTAATATATATAAATCAGTTCTTTTCTTAATTCCTCTATCTGAGAATATATCATCTAATTTATCATTAACTCTTTGAGCATACTCCTTCCCTTTATTAGAGTAATATAACACTTCTGTCCCTTTAGCTGTTCCATTATAGGCATTTAGATGTAGTTCAACAACTAAATCATATCCTTTGCCATTTATTTTGCCTAACTTATAAGTTTTTTCTTGAGATGCTTTTGTAAATTCTCTTTCAGGACATACTATAACATCTACTTGATGTCCTTTAGATTTTAGATATTTTTGAACTATAGGAGCAAGTTCTTTGCAATATGCATATTCTAAAACTTCCCCCTTAGCACTTGTACAAGTTCCATTTTTTAATATACTATGACCTACAGTTATTGCTATTTTCATAATTACTCTCCTACCTTTTCTAATATTTTATCAATTTTATTTTCAGTTCTATTTAAATCGGCTCTTAATTCAGTTGCAGTTACTTGAAACGCATCTGCTAGTTGTTCATTTGTTGCTAATAACTTAGAATTAGTTTCTAATATCCTATCTTCTCTAGCACGATCTGCTTCTTTATCTTTTTGTCTTTCTTCTCTATCTAACTTATCTTTACTATTTAAGTAGTATCCAAGAGCAGCACAACATGCTATTGGAAATCCTACATTTTGTATTAGGTTTAAAAATTCCATTTTATCCTCCTTAAAATTTGAATATAAAAAAATCACTCTAAAAAATAAAAAGAGTGATTAAAATAATTTCATTTGTTTTATAGCATTAGTTTTATCTATCTTTTTTAATAAGTCACTATGGTCAACATTCATCATTTCAGCTACTTCTCTACTATCTACAGTTAATACATCTATATTTTCATTTTGTATTTGCTCTAAATTATTCATATATTTATCTCCAATCTTTTTATAATTTTGTACTAAAAAAGCTGTATTAATTTATTTTTAATACAGCTCTTTCATAATTATATTTTTACTAAATTTTCAAGTTTTGAGATTCTTTCTTCTAATATTTTTATTTGATTATCTCTAATATTAATTTCAGTTTTTAAAGCACCAACTATTACACTTATATAACTACCTACACTATATGAATACTCGCCTTTTTTACCTATGATTAACTTACTTCCAACTTTTGTACATACTATATCGTCTGCTATAAATCCAAATTCTTTATGCTTTTGATCAATATAATTATATTTAGCTAGATGTAAATCATTTTTAATAAATTCGTGCATATCTAAAAGAGTTATATCTTCATTTAACTTTGATATTCCAATATTTGAATTTACATACTCTATATTCTCTTTATATGATCTATCAGAAGTATTTAAAGAATTTACTGAGTATACAGTTCTGTATCTATGAGTAGACTGTCCTAAATCTAAACCATTATTATAACTAGGATACATTTTACCCGTTATAACTGTTGGATATATCTTTAATTCGCTTCCTAAGTATTCCATCAAAATTGGTTTACCACCATTTGTAGAGTAAAATTTATTACATTGGAATTCAGATGCACCTATTGCATTTGCACCTATTATATTGTTACCATTCATAGCTAAATATCCAGTTAGATTTAAATTGGTATACAAATATGCCCCTTTTGTAATTCCTGCACTTGATTTATCTACAAAATTTATATTAAATACACTTGTTAATCCTGCTCCAGCTATATTTTCTGTATCATTTACCCATGAAGGAGCATATGCAATTTGAAACATATCACAGTTTCCGCTTGCTAAAAATCCAAAACTAGAATATGTGTTACTTGTAGGTAAAATAGGCTGCATAGAACCTAAAAATTTTCCATTATTTGAATTATAACCATAAAGACCACCATTTTTAAGAGAAGATAGTTTTTGATTATTTTTAATAAAATGAAATCCATACTTATCCAGTTTTGTAGATGACGTATTTACTAATATATGACCATTATTAATTTGCTCTGTAATAGTGTTTGTTATGGCAGTTGCTGTTATTTTTTGCTCTGCAGTATTCATTCTAGTTTGTAAATTAGTTACATTTCCATTTATAGTAGCTGTTGTATTCTCTACATTAGATACTCTACTTGTTATACTAGATAAGTTAGTTTCTATAGACGAAACTTTATTATTTGTAGTAGTTATTTGAGTAGTATGAGTATCTATTTGATTTTGTAAATCATCAGATGATATTGACCAATCACTAACTTTGTTACCTCTTTCTATTTGAGCCTTTTTAAAAGATATTTTTCCATTTCTAAATAAACTTAATCTTATTCCAAATGAAGTAGTATTTACATTCGTGATTGTGTAAGTATATACAAATCTAACCCACTCATTATTTACAAGTGTTGGTTTATTAGAATTGTTATTAATTACAGATACATCCACATACTCAATTCTTGCTTTTTTAGCATCATAGCCTTCAACTATAAAAGGTACTTTAACATCCCAATTATTAACACTCTCGACTTTAATGTATACTGATACTGTAAAAGTATCACCTTTTTTACAAGGTATATATGAAGAAAATAATCCTTTTATAGTATTACTAGTTAAGCCACTAGCACTATGTGTTGCTATTTTATAACCACCTTCTTGTGTTATAGTAAATCCGCCTTGATTAAGCCAACCCTTCACTCTTGAATTGTCTATAGTAAAATCTTTAGTACCTAATATAAGATTTGAACTACCTATTTCAAGATTGTCTATTTTTGAATTGGCATCATTTGCTTTGTTCATAGCATTTGTAGCATTACTATTAGCTGTATTAGCTGTTGTCTTAGCAGTGTTCGCAGTTCCTTCCACTGCATTAACTTTAGAAGTTAAAGTAGTTGTTGTAGATTCAGTTGAACTAACTCTAGCTGTTATACTAGATAAATCTCTTTCTACTGTATTAACTCTAGTTTCAACACCTTTTATTTTCCCTGTTGCTTCATTAATTTGTGTTGTATGGCTACCCAACGTACTATTTATACTATTTACCGTTTGTACAGTGCGGTTATAATCATCTTTAAGTAATATAGTTTGACCATCTTTTACTATTTGAGTATTGTTAATAGCAGTACTTATTTGACCTTGCATAATGCCTATAGTAGTAGAATGAGATTCTGTTAATGCTTTAGTTGTATCAACCTGAGTTTTAATGCTATTAAATGCAATATCTAAAGTTTGATTCTGATTATTAAGCATTATCTTAGTAGACTTAATAGTATTAGTGTTAGTATCTTTATTAAACCCTGTAACAAAAGAACTATAATTAATTTGTTTTTCTCCTACTGAATCACTCGCTATCATATCACTAACAATTAAATCATTAGCTATAGCTCCTTTTTTAATTCCTGTATGATCTATTAATACTCCTACACCTGTTTCATCGAATAAAGAAAAAGTAAAATTATTATTTTTATCTCTTCCTATTTGAACTCTTACTTTATTATTCTTATCCTTGAACTGTTGAGTAGCTCCTACTATTTCTATTCCACCATCATCTGACTTGATTCTAAATTTATTAGTAGATATATCTCCAGCATTAACTTTAGATACATCTAAATTCTCTATCATTGCATTTTTAATAAATCCATTTTCAACTGTTACAGAAGCACTTGTTAAGTGTAAAGAGTGAATATTTTCAGATGTTAAATTCCCATTTACAAGTGTTTGTATCTTAGCAACTTCCGATTCTACTATTCCAATAGTTGCAGAAACTGCTTCTAATTGAGTTATACTAGCCTTATTTGCTTCTAAATTATTTATTTGTGCTGTATGAGTTACTGTAATCTTATCTATTGTAGCTACATTTGCTTTTAATGTACCAAACTCCCCTTCTATAGCATTTAATTTACCAGTAATATTAACATTAGCTGCTTCTAAGTTATTTACTTTTATACTTATTGCTTCTAAATTAACTATTTTAGCTACTTCTACATCCAAGTTAGTAATATTCTCGGCTGGTAAATTTTCTACCTTTGAACCTTCTACAGTTTCATTAGAGCTAGTAATTGCATCTATTGTATTGTTCTTAGCTTCATTTTCTTTTTGTAATTCTTCAAAAGTTAATGTAGTGTTTCCTAACTCACAACTATTTTGCGAAGGATCATCAGGATACTGAATATACTTAACTATTCTTTGTTTATCTCTAAATTTTTCTTGTTTAGATAAAAGAGTTATAGTATCACCTAAAAAGAAGTCTAAAAAATTATATTCTTCACTTTGCTTAGCTAAATCCGATATACTTGCTTGATAGGTCCTTTTAGGCTTTGATAATTCATCTAATTTAACCTCGGCATCTTCCTTAAGACTATTTACATCTGTATATCTATTATCTTCCCAAATAAGTTCTAAAACTTTGTTTGAGTACTGGAAGTTTTCAATATACTCTTTGCCATTATTTATACTTGCTATGGTAAGTCCATCTTTCCCTTTAGGATATAATCTAGTTGCATAATCATATGTATCAGAAGGTATGCTAAAAGATTTTAGGTTTAATTCATCACTAAAATAAACTCCTCTATCTTCTCCAAACTGTTCATATACATATATAATTTTATTTATTGCATCATACCTAATATCGACTCTAAATACTTTTCTAACTTCTTTTAGTACTTCTAAAGCATTTGTATTAGTAAGTCTTACTGTTCTTCTTTTAGTTATATTATTATCTGCTAATATCCAACCTGTTCCAGCTATAGCTAATCTTATAGTGTCATTTACATTATTGTTACTTGTATCAAAACTCGCTATAGCTTTTCCAACTAAAGCCTCAACATTTATATTACAACTAAATCTTTTAAAATTATCACTAGGATCTATTGCTTTAATAACATACTCATTATCTTTAGTTCTTATATATCCTTCTTCTTCAAGTAAGTTTATTTTTTCATCAGAAATAGAAAGAGAGAACTCAAGTAAGTCCTCTCCACTAAGTACATATTCTATTTTTAAATCTTTAGTATCTGTAAGAGTATCTATTGCAACATGCTCTTTGTTATATAATTTCAACATGCTCTTACTCCTTTTTCATTATTCTTCTATCATATAGTCTATTAGCATAAGTTCTGCAGGAGTTATATTACAGTTACTATTAAATAAATCATCTTTACTAAACTTATGTATATTTATATCAATTTCTATGTCTAATAACTCATTCATATCTTTATTCCAAGATTCTAAGTTTCCATCAGCTATTTTAAATTGATTGTTTTCATCAATTAAATTACCTTCTTCATCTTTTAGACAATATTTATCTATTAATTTTTGTCTTTCTTTATTATATATTTCTAATTCTTTTTCTATCTTAGAGATATTCTTTGCTATAGCATAAGAAACTTTGATAGGTAATTGCTTATGTGTTAAATTCCCTAATAAATTTGCATCATTTACTATTTTTCTATTTGTTAATTTCATAATTATTTACCATCCTTTTTTATTGATTTTGCTATTAATCTACCATCTAAGTTAATTGATACTTCATTATTTATTGAATCCTCAACCTTATATACTTCATCTTCAAACTTTGCAAAATCAGCTCTAATTGATGCTTTATTTGCATTGTATAAGTCTTGATTAGCTATACTTTTGTTTATATTTGCACTTTGACCATCTGTGCTTATGCTCGCACTCATATATGCTACTACTTGTCCATTAATTTCGCTTATTCCATTTAAATTTATAGTTGTATTTATCTTTAACATAATCATCATCCTTTCAAACTTAATTGAATAAAGTAAAACTCTTTTGTCAAACAAAATCACTTTACTTTTTAAACATAAAAAAAGAACCCCATAGGTCCTACCATCTTTCATTGTATTTAACAGTTACATTTACATCTTCTCTATTTACTTTAATTGTATTAGATCCTGGTCTTAATATAGGAAATTCCCATATATCAACATCTTCTATTTTTGATTTACCTCCTGCTAATACTTTACCAGAGCCAATATATATCTTTTCATTACCTTTTATATTATTTACAGTAATATCTGTATCGTTTATAGAAATAACTGCTTCTGTTACATTTGTATTAGCTAATATTTCTAAATTAGCATAACAAGGTTTAGGACTATTTATAGTAATTGTTTTACTTGTATTTATAGTTATACTTTTTTCTGATTCATACATATTAAATAAATCAAAAGTTAAGTTTAATTTACACGAGTTATTAGTTAATACAGTAGGTTCGGATGTAGTTTTTATATTTATTTCATAATAAAAACTACCTATATTAACTATAGAGTATTTTATTTCTTCTATAAATCTACTAATATTCTTCTGTATATTTTCTTTACTCCCATAAAAAATAAATATAGTTTCTACTGTTCTTAATTCTTCAACATTCATCCCTTTAAAAGGATTTATATTATTGCATGTATATACTATAGAATTATTTTTATATGTAGAAGAATTTGGTGTGAATTTTATACATCTGCATTTAAATATATCTATATTTTTATTGTTTACTAACATTTAATTACATCCTTTTTCTAACATTTCTAGCCATTTTTTTGCTAACATAATCCACTACTTTTTCTCCTTCAAGATTTACCTGAATTATAATATCCTCATTATTAAGATTATTATTTTTCATTAGTGAGATAAGTTGATTTAATAATTCATTTGTTTTAGAAATATTATCTTTATTTGAATCATTATGTTTAGCTTTAGTTATAGATACTCTCTCAGAATAACTTGAATTATAATATCTACTTGATATAGCAAAATCACTAATATCTGGTGTTCTTAATTGGTATGTTGGCTCTAAGCTAGCTATTGTAGGTATATCATTATTAGTAGGAATACTTCTAACTTTAGACTGTGCAGAAATACTTTTATTAACTGTTGTCTTAGTAACAGTTCCTGTAATCGGTTTAGAGTAAGCATTTCTAACTCTATTCCAGTCTGCAATTGCCGCATCAGCCATTTTACGAGTACTAGTTGTAACTCCTTTATACATGTCAGTAGCTGCATTTTTAGCATTAGTAGCCATCTTTTGAGCAGATGTTGAAACACCATTGTACATTCTAGTTCCTTCAGCTTTAGCAACATCCGCCATTTTAGAGTATGATTGCTTAGAACCATTGTACATATCTGTTGCTGATTGTTGCACTGCCTTATTAGCTTTTTGCATATCTGTATCAGTATTTTTTGCTACTTCTCCTGTACCTTTTTTAGCCTCTGTAGCCATATTAGAAGTTGCCTTAGCAACATCTTTAGCTGCATTATCCATATTAGTTTTAGCTTTAGTATTAGCATTTTTTGTATTAGTATCAATTTTATTTGATAAATCTTTAGTATTTATATCTGCTTTGTTAGCTGCATCCTTAGTATTTACATCAACACTCTTAGCACCATTTTTAGTATGAACATCCATACTTTGTTCAGCTTGGTTTAACTCATTTTCTATATTTTTGTTTAAACTTTCTACATTGCTAGATCCACTTTCGTTTATTTGACCAAAATATGTATCCATTTGAGTTTTCATTTCAGATATAAATTGAGGACTTGTTTCAGCTAATTCTTGAAGTCTACCTTTTATATCATGTTCCATATCCATTACGGAATCTTTTCCAGTTAATGCAATTCCTCCAAACAAAGTATCCCAATGTCCACCCATAGCTGATAAACTTTTGATAGTCTCATCGCTCATATTATTTATAGAGCTAACTATATTACTAACTGCTGAATCCATACCAAATTGAGAAATACTTGCTATTCCATCAAACATGCTTTGAGCCGATAATTTAACTCTTTCAGAACCATCCATCACATTTTTATCTATTAAACTCATAGCTTCTGAAATATCTTGAGTTATTTTATCAGATGTGAATTCACCACTTTTAGCCATGCTTTCAAGGTTTGCAGTAAATTTATTTTTAGCATCTTCCTTACTCATATTTTCATAGATACCATCAAAAAGTACCGCCATAGTATCTGATGTACCACGAAGTATTGAAAGTGTTTTAGTATCTAACCCTTGCATTCTATTAACAAATATATCAGACATTTCTCCTGCATTATCTGCCGTAAGTTCAGGTAATTTTTTCAAGGCAATATCAAATGTTCCAACAACATTGTTTAATTCAATTTCAGTCATATCTCGCATTAAAGCAATTCCATTTGTACTTTCATTTCTTATATTAGACATTGCTATAGCTGTATTATTTTCAATTTTAGCCCATCCTTCTGACCAAATATCATCTATAGATTTAAAGTCACCTGTAAATATGGCCATAATTGTTTTTCCAAGAGTTGATATTAATATACCTATATTACCAATAGATAATTCTACCGTTCCAGTCATAGTCTCACAAACCATGCCTATTACTTGACCAAATACACCCCATTTTTCTTGTAAATCAGATAGTTTTTCTTCATTATCTCCTAATTTAGCCATTACAGCTATTAACATACCAACTAAAGCGACTAAACCTGCAGGTCCTGATACAAGAGAAATAGCATCTTTTAATAACCCAAACATTTTTATATTATTTGAAGTGCCTATTTTTAATGCTCCAAATAAATTTACTGCATTACCACCTACAATTAAAACTTGTCCTAATGCCATAAGTAATGGTCCAGCTGCAGCTGCAACTCCTGCTATAGTAACTATATTTTTTTGTGCTTCATCATCTAAATTACTAAACCAATTTGCAGCATCTGTTATCCATTCAACTACATTTTCCAAAACAGGTTCAAGAGCTTTAAATGCTTCTATTAATGCTCCCTCTAAGGCTGATTTCATATTATCTATTTTTCCACCTAAATTATCCTTCATAATGGTTGCCATTTCTTCTAAAGCACCATTACTATTAACTAATTGACTATGTAATTCATCATATTCATCTGATACCCCAGCTAATAATTTCATTAAAGTATCAAACTGAGTTTTTCCACCAACCATAGCTGCATATTGTTGCTTCTGTTGTTCAGTTAAATTAGAAGTTCCATCAGCCGTTACACCTAATTTTTTAGCCATTTCTTTTAACACTTCAACCATATTTTTTTGCTTTCCTGTTGAGTCATATAAAGAAACTCCCATTTTTTCAAGTGCTGCTCCTGCTTGACCAGTTTCAGTTATTAAATTAGAAAATACAGATATAAGAGCATTACCGGCTTCTGAACCTTTTGTTCCTCTATTTGCTAAAATACCAAGTAATGCTCCTGATTCTTCCAAAGGTATATTTAAAGAATTAAACATACCACCTGCAATTGTATAAGCTTCAAGCATTTGCTCCATAGATGTATTTGATTTTCGTTGACCTTGTGCAACTATATCTAAATATTTAGCAAAATCTTTTGATGCTATTGAAGCACTACTCATACTATCCGTTACTAAATCTGAACATCTAGCTAAATCCATTCCACCAGCTTCTGCTGCACGAAGTACTGGCTCTATTCTTTCAATTTGAGTTTCTACATCCCAACCCGCTAATGCAAGATATGTGAGGCCTTCAGCCGCAGAAGAACAACTAAAAGAAGTACTACTGCCCATCTCTAAAGCTTTTTTTTCTAGTCTTTTATATGACTCTGATGTTTTATCTGCTATGCCTGATGTAGCTTGTAATTTACTCATTGCACTAGTAAAATCAGTTCCAGCCTTAGTGGCTGCTGTTCCTGCAGCTATAACTGGTAAAGTTACGCCTGTTGTCATTGATTGACCAACTGACTTTAAATTATCTCCAGCATTCTTTATATCAGTACCTATTTTATCAAATGGCATTTTTAATAATTCATTAGATAATTCTTTTACCTCTACTTGAGTATTATTAAGAGCTGTTCTATATTCTTTTAATTCATTCTCATTTTGATTTATTTCATTTTCAAGAGTATTAAATGAATCTTTTAATTGTAATAGTTTCTGCCTGTATTCATTAACTTGTGAACTATTTTCTCCATACATATTTGATGCTCTATCAAGATGTTGAGAATAAGTTTGTATTTTAGACTCTAAACTAGAATATTCGTTTTTTTGTTTATTTAAGGTATCAGATAATTGATTTATTTCACTTTCATATGCTTCTATTTTACTGACACCTGACTTTATTTCAGATGAAAGTTTATTTATTTCATTTCCTAGCTTTTGAAAATATGTACCATTTTGATTTAACTCTGTTCCTAATTTATTAAATTCTGATTGTGTTAATTCTGCTTCTCTTGATATATTCTCTAGTTTTTCATCTAGTGTTTCAGTTTTATTTCCTAATTGTTCAAACTTAGTTTTAGAGTCATTAAGCTCCGTTGTTAATTTTGATATATTACCTTTAGTTATTGTTATATCACTTGATAGTTTCGCCAATTTATCAGCATTTTTCTGTACTAAATCAGCTTGTTCTTTCCATTCTTTAGAGTTTTTATCAATGCTTCCATCCATTTCTTCTAATCTCTTTTTACTTGTTTCAAGGGCTTTAGCAACTGATTTATGCTCTTTTTCTTGTATTTCTAATTTTTTATTATTTGCATCAAGTTGTTTAGTTAATTTTTGTATTTTTGAATCTAAGCCTTGATATGTATCTTCAAAGTTTTTAACACCTTTAGCTGCAGATTTAAATTCCTTTTCTGTTCTGTTGATAGATTTATTTAAAGCCGCAATTTGTTTATCTGCACTTTGAGACTCAAAGCTAAGAGCAATGGCTAATTCACCTATCTCCTCTTTCTTACTAGACATTCAACCACCACCTTAAAATACTTCAACTTCTTCATCTTTTATATTGTTAAATTTCTTATATATATTAAGTTGTTCAAAATAATTTTTAGGAGTTATATTCCAAAAGTTATCATTTCTACCGATTATACTATTCCAAATATATTCCATATAATCTAACTCCCAATCTTTATCTTCATATAATAGATAATCATCTTCAAATATTGATTCTTCTTTACTCTCTTTAGTTTTTGGAAGACATTTAGTCATAATATCATTTATATATGAAAATATTGTATTGAACCTATTTAATCTTTCTAAATCATCCGTAGCTTCTTTTAAATAAACTTCTAAAAATTTCTCTGAATCTATTTCATTTATTCTTGATAATGTATTAAGTACAAAAGAAGAAATATATAACATATCAAACTTAGATAATCTTATAAAGATATTAGGAATAGTTGTTTTTTCTCCTTCTTGTAAAAGATCATCTTGAATTTTCTTTAGTACATACATATCTAAAGTGCCTATAAACTTATTTCCGTCTAGTTCTAATATGGATGTGTACATTCTATCACCTATATTTCAATATTTATAATTAAACCTTTTTAATTTATTGAATAAAAAAGGTTATGAAAAATGAACTTTTATCCATATTTTCATAACCCTTTTTAAAGTTATTTTTCAGTATTATTTATTTCTACATCAATCTTTTTAGCTTTTACTGCTCTTGCATCTTCTAAATATTTAGGGAACTGTACACTTTTATACCAATTAGTCACTTGTTCTTGATCTACTGTTGCATCATCCGTATCTATGTAGAAATACACTAGATTTACGCCTTCATGTTCACATGAACTTATAGAGTATTCTATATCATTTGTTTCATAGTTACCTTTTCCTTTTTCTATTGTTTCACCTGATATATCTGTTGGAGAACACTTACATGCATATACAACATATAGTCTTCTAGCACCGCCTGTTATTCTTCTCTCAAATAAAAATGCTCCTATAGGTGCTTCATCTGTATCAGATACAGCTATCCCACCTTTAACGGCTTTATTTCCAAATAATAATACTCTTTCTTCCTTACTTAATCCTAATACAGTAAGAGATCCTTCTCCACCACCGTATAAGAATTCATTTATAACCGCTATATTATCAGCCCATTCTTGTATATTCTCATACTTGAATTTATTCTCTATTTTTTTCGCATGAAATATATGAACTGGAGAATCAAATGTAGAACCGTTAAACGGTGCAAAATGTATATTACTTAATCCTACGCACGCTTTTGTTTTTTTCATATTGCTACCTTCTTTCTTATATATTTTTATATTTTTAACACAAAAAGAGTAGTTTCATATACAAAACTACTCTTTTATATCTGTTGTATCCATTACATATATAAAGTCCATGCTTTTACCACGAACTCCTTCTCCTTTTAAATCATTACCGCCATCATAGATAAATCCATTTTCTTTTAATAATGATTTAATTTTTCTATATTTATTTATATTATCTAAATTCTTATACCAGTAATTAACTGTTATATAATATGTTTCAGTTAAATTGCCTTCTGTTGTTATATTAGAATCTTTATCATCGTATATGCTAAATACTATATATTCATCTAAAGACTCTGTGTTATCTAACTCTTCCCATCCAATATCTATTCCGAATTGTTCAAGCAAATCGACTAATATTTGATGCATCTATTCCACCTACTTTTTTATTCCTGATGTTATTTCTTTCATTACAGTTTTATTTATAGCTTCATTAGCTTTTTTTATAGAATTATTGAATGATTTTTTCATCCATTTCCTACCTGCAACGGCTTTACCTCCTCTAGAGTAACCATGTTCTTGATAATATCCATATACTACTTCTCTTTCTTGAGCATTTTGAATCCCTACATGAACTTTTCTCTTTAAATCAGTTCCTTGTTTTTTACCAATATCTAAACTAGCTTTTAATCTTCCACCAGCTCTACGATTCTTTTTGTTAGGTGTATGCACAGGAACATTTTTCCTTTCTTCTTCAAGAATTATTTCTGCTCCCGCATCAAGGCTTTTGTCTATTACATTTTTTCTAATATTCTTCTGAATAGTCATTAGATTAGCTTTAACTTTACTAAAATCAAATTCCAAGCCCATTTTATATCACCTTCAACATAAGTTCTAAAAATGTATTTTCTTCTCTTATGTTATCTGAATATAATATGTCATAATAATTATTTTTATATTTAATTCTATACTTTTTACTTATATCTTTATCTAATGAAGAATCTAATTCTTTTTTATATCGTATTATCGCTTTTTTAGATATATTAGGGTTTATGCTTTGAGCTTCAAGAAATTCTTTCCCATGTAAATTCGTTATTTTAGCCCATACAGTTTTATAATTTTTATAAATCTTATTTTTTATTGGACTCTTATCTATTATTTGTTGAATAATTATCTTTTTATTTAAATTAGAAAAATCCATTTTGATTAACCTACCTTGATATTTGAGTTATAAGACTATTTATAATGAAATTATTGTTAGAAGTTAATTTACCTAACCTATCTTCATATCGTTGACTAGTTAACATAGCTATCGCTAATTTATGTAATTCATTATTTTCATCAACTTTAACACCTGCATTACTTAAATATATTTTAGATGATAAAATTAAAGAAGATACAAGCGTATCTTCTTCATCTTCGTCATCTAATTTCATATAAGATTTTACATATGATAATAATTTTTCTTCCATTATTTTACTCACCCTTTGTTAAATATAATAATCCTTTCGCACCAACTAATTTTTTATTTCTAGCACTTGTAGTAATTTCTCCTATAGCCATCTTACCATCTGCAATCATAAGTGCTTTATGAACCCATTTATTTGTATCTTCATTAAAATATTTCTTATAATACATAGATAAATTTGAATTTAACATATATTTTGATAAATCAACTACTAATCCAAATACATCATTCGGACTAGCTGAATCAAACGAAGGAAGTTTATCACAAGTTAAAACCTCTCTACCATTTAATATTTTTTGCCCTTTTTCATTGATTTTTCCAAGTCCTATTTTTTGACCTGTTGCATCCACCATTCCATTTAAATATTTTTCCCATGTAGCCTTATTCATTACATATATTACAGAATCTTCTTCTGTCTCAGGTATTTCAGCTTCTACGCTAGCCCAAGTTGATACTTTACATATTGTATCTGTTGTCATACTTATTTTTTGATTTGCTGGTAATGAATATGTTGTTATACCTTTAGGTTGTCCTGCACCAGTACCTGATATTATTGCACTTTCTATTGCTCTTATCATTGCTTTTTTTAGTTGTTTAACGACAGTATTTTCAAAAACATTTAATGTTACTTCATGAGTTAATAGACCTATTGCAACTCTAGCTTCTAATACATGATATCCAAATGATATTTTCGCTTTCATTTCTGCCTTTTGTTCTTCACTTAAAACCGCTTCACTTTCTAGCCATGTAGCAGTTGGATTTATATCTGATATAGGAATATCAACTCCACCTTGCATAGCAGTTTGCGTTATTCTAGATATTATTTTCCCTTCTACAGTCATATCTTCTATTACTTTATTTAATAGATTTGTAGGTATTACTGCTCCAACATCACTTACAGTTGTAAGTTGATTACTTCTTTGTTCTTGTCTAAATTCTTCTGGTAATGGTGTTCCATCTACTACATAATTTCTAAATGCTTTTCTATATGCTAAAGTTGAATATTTATCTTCATCTTCATCTTCATTAGTTTGAGTAGAACCTATATTTCTGAAAGTTGCTACCGGTTTAAAATTTCCACTTGGTTGAGTAGTAACACCTCTCGATATTATTGTATCATCTTCATCACTCATAGACTCTATAACACTTCTTAATTCTTCGATTTCTCCATCTAAACTCTTAGATTGTTCAATTATACTTCTTAATTCCGTTATATCAGTACATTCTTCAGCTCTTTTATTTAAATCTTGTCTTGCTTCAGTTTTTTTATTTAACATATCTTGTATTTTTTTCTTTGACATTAGTATATTCCTCCTAAATATTTTAATTTTAACAATTCAAATTCATCAGAACTATTTCTTTTCTCTATATTTTTCTTTTCATTTTCTAATGCTTCTTTATCTCTTGCACTTATGTCAGTGCTATTATATGCTGGATTATTTACCGCACTTACTTCAAATACTTTACTTATTTTTTTTATTCTTCTAAGTGGCATATCTGAATCTAAATCTTCCCATGTTTGTTCTTTTATTATAAAGGCAAAACTCATACCATCTATATCTCCTCTTTTTATAGAACTATAAAGAGTTTTAGCCTCTGAATTATTTTCTATGTCTAATTTAGCTCTTATAAATAATCCTTTGTTATCTATTTGCAAGTTCATTGTAGAATTTTGATTTAAACTTCTTGATCTTGCTAAAGGTAACATAGACATATCATGATTTATAAACAAAGATACATCCGAAAAATCACATCCATCAAATGCTCCTCTTTCTATAACTTCATCAAACCACCCACCTATTGAAGTTTTTTTCCCAAAAACTGCAGCATGACCTTCTATGTTATATCCATCTTCATTTAAACTATCTGCTGCTCTAAAATCTGCTATGTTAAAACTCCTTATTACAGAAGTTTCTTTTTTAGCATTTTCTAATTTATTATTCATCTTGTTTCACCCCCTTATCTTTTTTAAAGTTATTTAACTGATATTGATCAGCAATATCTCTATTGATAAAGTTAAGAGACATATGCCTTACATCACCACCCTCAAAAGGTGGATAACCAAAAAGCTCTAACAGTTGATTATCCGTTAGAGCTCCACGACTTGCTAAAATATCAGCAACAGCTATTTTATTTTTTGTATTTGTAAATAATAGTTTTTGGCCATAAAAAATGACTTCATTTCCATGATCTAGTTGATTACTTGAAAATAAAGTCTTACTAAATGCTTGTCCAAGAGCTATTATATTTACTTCTAATTTTTTCTCATAAAAAGCTTGATATTGTTCATCATTAAAATCTCCATTTACAATAGCACGAGACACTCCATAATGATTAAGTATTTTTCTTTCTATAAATTCAAGAGTATCTTTATCTATTAATTTAGGATCTACTGAAATTGGCATATACTCTGACTTTAAATCTAATACCATTATTCCACTTTTAGATTCAGTCATTCTTTTTTCAAATGCTTCTCTTTCAGCTTTTTGTTTTTCATCATCCATCATAGTATTTATTTTTACGATACCTCTTACAGCTAAACTAGATTTAATAGCTTTTTCTAATCCATCAGTAAGGACATGGTTTATTTTTAATACTTTTAAGATATCTTCATTCTTAGGCCTTCCTTCTGAATCTCCACCCATTAAATCACTATCACTGAAATCTTTTCTCCAATGAATTATATCATTATAAGGTAATGTATAATTTTCTCCATTAAGAAAATAAAATTTTATAAACATTTCGCCATTTTCATCTTGTAAAAAGTCAACTTCTGTAGGATTCAAAGGATAAAAACCTGTATAATTCCTTTTAATAGTTCCATTATGTTCTATGACATCATATTTAGGATAAATAAAACAATTATAGTTTTTTTCATACAACCATGTTATTTTTTCTAAAAATTCTTTAGTTGTCATAAACTCATTTGGTGCAAATTTTAATAATCTATTTATAGAACTTTTAACCTCTTCTTGCGAATCTCCATTTCTTCTAATATGTCTTGGTGTTAATTTACTCATTTCTTCTGCAATGGAACGAATACAAGTATTTACTATATCACTAGCATATATATCATTTCCAAATTGAGAGAATACCGGTGTATAGCCATTTAACATCTTAGCATATGCTAATTTCTTTGATTTATTTTTAATTCCAGTAAAAATATTTTTAAGTGCCATTCTATCACCTCACCATCATTTGATATTCTCTTTTATATCTATCAAGCGTAGCATATGCTATAATCATCGTTACTGCCCCGTCTATTCTTCTATTTCTACTATCTTGAACTTTCATAGGCATTATTCTTCCTAAATCATCAATTTTACAAGCTGTATTTGATAGACACCACTCATCTATTGGATTTTGATTATAATTTACTAAATTGCTCTTTAAATCTGCTTCAAGTAATTTCATTGGATTACTTAAACTAGATATTTCTTGTGGTATTTTTTCTAATTCAAATCCATAATCCTCCATCTCTTTAACAAATGATTTCGCTTGCCATTTATCATATCCTACTTTAAAAACTCTAATATTATATGTTTTATATAACTTTACAAACCATGCTACAACGTCAGAATAATCAACTTCATTTCCTTGACATATATGTACATATCCATTTTTAGCCCACTCTAAGTAATTTTTCTTATCCTCTCTTCTTCCTTGCTCTACCTTGCTTTCAGGTATAAAATACATTTGTAAAAAGAATTTTTCTTTTTTATTAGGCTTCATAATAAGAACTTTTGCACTAGTTAAATCGGAAGTTTCAGATAAATCTACCGCACCTATCCCAATGCTACCTTCTAAATCTTCTATATCATAGGTTAAATCATTTTTTATATCTTTATCTTGTAACCATGCTTCTGAATTATTTTGCTTTATATTAAAATCTTTAGCTAATACGAAAGCTCTTTTACTTGAACTCGTTTTTGCTTCTTCAAGCATATCCCTTAAAAATGACCATTTTTTTATTTTTCCAAGTCCTGGATTACTTTTCACCCACGAACTTTCATCTTGCCATACTTCAATTTCACTATCCTGTGTATATATCCATATTAACCATCTTGGTCTTTCTAACTCTTTATATAATACTTTTCTAGCATCTTCTAGTCTTTTATCTAAATATCCATCTTGAGTAAATCCTTCTGTAGTTAATTCAAAATATAAAGGTTCATCTTGTGTTGAAAGAGCTTGTCTTATAGGCATTACTGTAGTGTCATCTTTCATTTCAAATACTTCATCTACAGCACCAACTCCTATATTTCTTCCTTCCTTAGCTCCAGTTTTAGCAGATAACTTTCTTATACTTCCTTTATTTTGATAACTAAATTTACCTTTTTTACTTTTTTGTTTTTTATTACCAAAATATATACCTTTCAAGTTTTTTCTAGTTACTCTTTCTAAGCTTGGACTTTCCTCTCTCATAGCATTTATTGCTTGAAACATTAAGTCCGCCTGTTCATGGTCATTACTTGCACACAATATCTTTTTACCTATTTCTCCACAGAACCATTCAGCAAGACATATCGCTCCTATAAGAGGTGTTTTCCCATTCTTTCTTCCAACTAAAAAAAGTACCTCTTTGTACTTTCTAACATGTCTACCTATTTCTTCATCATATATTTTTATAGCAAAAATAGCCTCTATAAATGCCTTTTGCCATATTTCTAAAATAAATGGCTTTCCGGCATGAGGGGCTTCATAGTGCTTACATTTAGTTTCTATAAACTTTATTCTTTTTTCAGATGATTCAAAGTCTATTTTTACGTTATTTAAATTTTGATATATAGGATCTGTTACTTCTATATATACTTGCTTGAGCATTAAAAATAACTCTTGACCTACTATAATTTCTCCACTTTGAACCAAATTATAGTATTCTACAATATAACTAGTATAATTTGTCATTCAAAATCCTCTAAATCATTGTCTTCTTCATCTGTTATGCTCTTTCCAAGTATATTAGATAGTTTTATTGTTATATTAGTATAACTTGCCCTAGTTTTTTCTATAACTTTAGATACTGGTAACTCTTTTTGTATATAAGGATTATTTGGATGTATCTTTATTCTTCCTGTCTTATTTATTATAATATTCATTTTATCTAGTTCGCATTTTAACCTTGCACATTCAACAAATAATCCATCTAACATTTCAATTTGTTTTTCATCTATATCTGAAAATAAAGATTTTATTCTTTCATATTCTTGTTTTTCACTCTCTTTCATTTAATTTTCACCTTTTAAAAATTTTTCTAGAAAAGTTCTAAAAAAAAAGTCAAATTTTTAGTATGTACATAAGTGTCCTATCTCCCTCCACTCGCTAGCCCTCTTTAGAATAAATTTTATAGGGGGGTATATAGCTTTTAATTGCCATTCTAAGAGGTTTTTTAGTTACTTTAGATATTAAGCTAAGGTAAATACGTTTCAAACCATTCTTCTATATATTTCGTCCACTCTTTCTCTTTAACTTTTCTATAATCCTCGCAACATTTTAATCTATTTAAACATTCTTCCTTGGTTGCTTCTATATAAATTAACTTTGCACCTAACTTCTTGGCTAACCTTTCTCTCTCTGACTTATTAGAATAACCACCTATAATCCATGCACTCTCAAAGTTACCTCTGTTAGTTAGGATATTATCTATCAAAGTATCTTTAATATCAAACACATTAAACCTTAAAGCGTTAGGCTTATTGTATCTTTCTAATAAAGTAATAGCTTCGTATATTCGATCTAAATCTATTACTATGTCTAAGTCTGTTTTATTGTTTAACACATATGTTGTCTTTCCTGAAAATGGTGGTCCATATACAATATATCTCCCTCTAGATTTCTTATATCCAAACCTCTTATGTTCCTTATTATGACAATCTAAACATAATACTTCTATATTTTCATTATTAAGAGATATACTATAGTCATTTACATTCTCATTAGTTAACTCTATTTTGTGATGTAATATTATCTTATCTGATATGAGCTTCTTACTACATCTTTCACAAATAATACCTTCATATGTTGTTCTTTCTATTATCAAATTTTTCCTAAATAACTCCCATTCACTTGAATCATAGAATGATTTAGTATCCTTCCACATGTTCTCACTCCTTAAAACATTTTAGCTTCTATTTCTTTCTTTCTCAGCTCTAACGCCTCCTTATCATATTTAACTTTATGCGGATTATCTTGCCATTCTTCTGGCTTCTTGTTCTTTAATATAAATATCATAGCTCCTAAATCTGCTGGTACATTTTTATTAACTTCTTTCACAACAACCATTTCTTCTTTTCCAGTTTCTTCGTTTAATCTTAATTCTTTTACCTTTTCTTTATATGTATATCCTATAGCTTTTTTGAATAATGCATTCTCCACTTGCTTAATCGCATAATCCTTGCTTTTTTTAAGGAGTGCCGAAAGTGCCGGAAACTTATTTTTATACTCTCTAAACGTAGAATATGCAATACCTAAATTTTCTGCTATTTGTCTATCACTTAGCCCTTTTTCAGCCCAAGCTTCTATATCTTCAAACTTCGGCTCTACATTGGTAAAGTATTTAGATTTTGCCATCTAAAACACCACCTACCTATAGCAATATTTTTACAAAACAAAAAGACTAGATTTCTCTAGCCTTCTTTTTTAATCGCAGGAACTTGTTTTTTAGTCTACTCTTACCCTAGCAGACTGTATGGGTTTTAGTTTCTTCATTTCTATTTTTCATCAAGTCATATTTTTTCTATATTAACATATTAACATTTTAAATTCCCTAAGTAAACTCTCACTTGTCCCTCTCTTTTCCCTCTTACATATCAAGTGCATCTATACCCCAAAGCAATACACTTAACTCTTTAATTATTTCATTGCTCCAATTGTTAGGACTATTTTTACCACATCCAAGTTCTTTTTGTATTTCAATAATAGTCTTATTTTCTACTATTAACATTTTAAATGCTTGATACTTCTCAAATTGTTTATTTTCACGATATTTATTTTCTAAATATATAAGTTGTTCATCTACATATTTAAGCATTTGAACTGTTTTACCTTTACTTTTCAATATGCTTTCTAACCACATATATTCAACTCTTATATCATATTCATCCATACAGTCATAAATTATTTTTATCTCGTCTTTTTCATTTAATATATGTTGCTTTAATTTGTTATAGTTTAACATTAATAATTTTGTATTTCTAAATCTTCTATCCTTACCTTTGTTTAATATTTCAAATACAGCTTCTTTAGCTACTTCTTTAGATAGTTTCTTAACTAGATCTTTATCTATATTTTCATAAACAATACTTTTTAAAACTTCTTTAGATATTTCTTTAGCTCTATTTTCTATATTTATATCAAGTGCTATACTCATATTTCTCTCCCTACTTATCTAAATATTTTTCTATCGTTTCTTTAGCTTCTTCAAATCCATTACAGACTACAGCTTTATATCCTTGCTCATTCAGTTTATTAATCCATTCTCTTTGTTCTTTGCTAGTTCTTCCGTTTCCATATTTCATTTCTATATATAAACCATGATAATTTTTTCGAGGAACTGGAAGGCATAAGTCAGGAACTCCCCTTTTTAAGCCTTCTCTTTTCAGCTTCTTACCTTGATAATTACTTCTTTTACCTTCGTTAGGTATATGATATATAAGTGATAACTCTGGATATATGCAGACATTTATATTACACCAGTCTATTAATGCCATTTGTTCTGTAGATTCGCTTCTTTTCATATTTCTATACATTTTTAATTTTCTACCTTTTCTATTTTTAAGAATCTAAATTCTTCATTTATTTTTTCTACTTCTATCTTACAACTTCCTAAAATTTTGCCTAGTTCATGACAGAACTCTGTTCTATTCTTTTCTAATTCTTCAAATTCATCTATATTTATACTCATACTTACACATATGAATTCTTGTTCTTTATATTCTTTTATGCAATTTAAGATATTTTCCAATTTTATGTTCATTTTCTTTCTCCATTTTTGTACCTACTAGGAATATATTAATTTTAATTATTTATTTAATAAGTGAGTTATGCAGATCTGTATCATGCCTACTAATATCCCTACGAAGTATGTTGAATAATCAAATCTTCTATTTATCTTATTAAATATACACGCTGTTCCACTTGCAATCGTAAAATTTATTATAAATTCAAGCATAACTTTCTTCTACCTCATATTAATTAAATGTTTTATTTTAACGTAAATTTTTAATATCTATATCTTCTAATATAGCCCTTCTTTCTAGTACGTTTAGATAATTAATCATATATACATACTGTTCGTGTAATAAATTATAACTACAATCTGGAACAAAATCTAACTCACCAGCTAAATATTTACTCAACATACTTCTTAATTTATTAACTCTATCACTTAGCCCTTTATACTCTTTAATAAATCTATCTTTATATGAATTTGAAATATTACTATCTAACAAGGTTAATAATCTAGTTATATCGCTAGGTTTATGTCCATCCCATACTGGAGCATACTTCAACTCTTTAACTTCAAACATATCCCAGTTATCTTTATGATAATGATATGTATATTGCCCTTCTTCTGTATCTATTCCAACTATAAAATAATCATCATACACACTTCCATCATCATGCTTCCAAGACTTCCAAGCTTTATCTTTGTATGTATTACATATCACCGAAAACAACATCATTCTATGATGATATAACTCATCAAAAGTGTGATAACCATCACTTATTTGACCTTTATGTTCTACATTGAATTTAAATTCCATATTTACCTCCTATAATTCTCCTTAAAATTTTGATTTTACTGACTTTTCTACCACCTCAAGTCTAGTACCCTTTATAACTTCTTCTACTTTATCTATTGTTATATAGCATATATCTTTATTTTCAACTAAGTATTTAGCTTTGTATTTAAGCATATCTAAACTACCATACGTATAATGCGTTCTAGTATCTCCTGCAAACACACCATATTGCCATCTTAAAACATATTTATTTTTCATACCTTATTCTCCTAAATATAAAAGTGCATTTATAATACTCAAAAAGCCATTTAAAACTAAAATATTCATATTATTATAATTAACTAACATTACAAATACGCATATCACTATTGCAATTAAATTTATTAACTTCATAATCTCACCTAACTTTTCTTAAATAGTTCTATATTTATTTACTTTCATCCAATTTCCTTGCTCTCTACATTAAATGTCGTTATTGTTTAGTTTCATAAATTTTTTAAAATTGTAGTCTGCTATTATATATAACACCTTCAATTTCATTTTGCTCATTGCTTAATCTCCCTTATTTTATTTTTAGGCTCTAAAACCTTATTTTCTATGCTGTATCATATTGTTAACTTCAACAGTATGATCCATATGCTAAAACTCCTCTTTTAAACTAACAATTCTGGATTTTCGTATATATTTCCTATTACTTTACACTTATTGTATATTTTACCTACAAAATAATCTCCTGCTCTATATATCCCAAAGTGATATTCTACTTTTTCAGTTATTATTTCATCTTCAACATTTGAATAAAATTCAACTATATCGCCTTCGTATATCTCAGTTCCGTTACTATCTTTAATACCTGTGTATTGCATCAATGTATATAAATATAAAGGTCTTACATCATCTTTGGTGTTTACATAGCAATCATTCCCTAGATGCGAGTATGATACTATTAAATTATCTTGGTCATACATAATATTTTCTTCTTTATTCCATGCTCTAAATTTTATATTTCTCATAACTTCCTCCTATTTATCTAAATGTTTTACTTTATTAAAAGTTATTCCTCTATCTTTTCCATCTTTTCCAATACTTTGTTTAAAGTCTTATACATAGCACAATATATATTAATTAATTTTCTTCCTTCTCTATTTTTAAGCCTTTGATTTTCTAATTTTTTTAATTGGTTTTGCCACTCTAATATACTTATCTTTAATTCATTCCAATTATCTTTATAGTCCAAATTCATTTTTAACTCCTAATATTTGAATTTTTAACAAAATACAATTGCCATACTTCCCAATATGGTTATACAAACAATTGTTATAATATATAAATAATCCTCTTGCATATCATAACTCCTTAAAATAAAAGTTTGATTTTAATATCCTAAAACTCCTCTTTTAACTGTATACCTTATCTTTATCTATAACCAATAATCTTAACGCTAGTACACTTTCATGTGAGTTGTAATCTTCACCTTTATTACAGAATATAATCGTATAATCTATTTCTGTAATATACATACATGCAAATCTTTCAAATGCTTTATCTTTATTTACAAAGTGTGATTTATCTTCACCTTCAATTTCTATACTATAATCCTCAAAGTTTGATATCCTTAAAAGCTCTTTTACTTGCATAATAACCTCCTATGCTCCCGACATTAATGCGGTACCAAATTTATTAAAGTATATCTATTAAAACATCTTCTATTTCTATCTCAAAACTTTCTGCTGCTATATCATTATCATCTAGAAATTCCTCTAATCCGAAAACTTGGTTAAGTCTATTTGCTATCATTTTAGCTATATTAACGTGATCATATCCATTTACTTCAATACCTTTTTCTAGCATCTGCATAACATTTCTAGCTTGTCCTGATATGTATTTAATTCTTGCTCTACTATCTATTATTGCTTTATCTGCAACCTTTACAGTAAGTTCTCTTCCTCCTACTGTTTTAAGTGTAAAATCTTCCGTTATTTCTATTTCTTGACCTATTTTATATTTCATAATCT